TTTGTTCCAGGTAGAATAAGGTCCTTGGCAACAACATCCAAGACATGTTCTGCAAACTCAACTACATTTCCATCTTTTTCAATCAATCGTATATCATTATCTTCCCATCCATGATATAAAGGAGATGTCGTGTTTTCAATCGGCAACACATTGATGTATTTATATTTTTGGAAAATGGGATCAGGGGTAGCCGTAATTAATTTAACATTTACATTTTCATGTTGATCCACAATTGGTTTTAGTGTATTGTCTATAAATTTGAGGAACTTATCTGCTTCATCAAGCCAAATATTAAAGTGAAATTTACCTCTAGTATGCCTCCCTTCATTGATCAAGTTGATAATTTCATAAATATCGTCCATTCTTTTTCCATTTGTACAACAGATGATGTTTTTTATACTGTTTGCAACAATTGCTGTATAAACAGCCGAATTATCGTGATATTTAGTTCGTTCATGCGAAGATAGCTCAATATACACATGACCATTATGAATGTATTCGTTTAAATCGTGTTCAACGCGCGAACTTGTTTGTTGTGTCAACAAAAGATTGTTGTCGCACAAAATAAAGTTGATAATGTCCATAGATTCATCCATGTCTGTCAAATCTTTAATAATGTGTTGTATCATGATAAACGTTTTTCCAGATTGTTCAGGCTTACATACAAGTTGAAAACGCAACCATGTATCGGTAGATTCCATTTCATAATCAGCCATTTTTTGTCATTAAAAAAAACAAATAATTTCAATTTTTATATAAATATAAAGATTAAATAACTTTATGGAAAAGTTAAACTTTTTTTTAAAAGAAAATAAAATTCCCAACATTATTTTTCACGGTCCTATTGGAAGTGGAAAAAAAACATTGTTGACACAATTCATCCAAAAAATCTATCCAGATAAACACGTATTGAAGGAACAGGTCATGCAAGTCAATTGTGCCTTTGGTAAAGGCATTAAATTCATTCGTGACGACATTAAATACTTTTCTAAAATCAATACGCATTGTGAATTTAAATCCATTATTTTATTGAATGCTGAAAAATTAACCTCGGATGCTCAATTTGCATTACGACGATGTATAGAAGAATTTAGTAACAATACCCGGTATTTCATTGTGACGACGGATAAATATAAATTAATCAAACCTATCTTATCTAGATTTTCAGAAATTTATATTTATTCTCCTATCAATTATTATTCACTTCAATTGAACAAATTACCATTTGATGAATATGAAAAAGAACGCAAAGAAAATTTATTCATCCTCATGAAAACATTAACTCCTGATACCATCAAAGAAGTATCCCAAACCTTATTTGATCAAGCCTATTCAGGACTTGATATTGAAATGTATGTAATGGAACATGAACTGGACATGGAAAAAAAATATTCTTGGTTATTATACTATTCTATTGTAAGAGTAGAAGTAACCAATGAATGTTTATTGATGTACATTTTATTGCATTATTTTTTATTTCGTAAAGAAATGCCTCTTAATTTATTTGTATAAAGGTATGGATGATAATCATATTCCCACGTTACGTGAATCTGAACATGAATGGGCGCATCGTTTAATGAGAGTTATTCTTCCGCATATTAATGATGGTATCTATGCCATGTTTAAGGAAGCTCAAGACATTTGTAAAAAATCGGAAGAACCAGAAAAATATTTAATTACTTTTCAACACATTTTATCTAGAATCTCTAAATGGAACAATGACATCATTCAAAAGGAAACCTTACGCATCATTGAACGAAGTGGATGCAAGTACATAGAAGATTTATTGACGTGTGTGCATGTAGCTCATTTAAAAATATTAACCTCTATCCGAACTGGAAAAACCCAAAAAAAAGTAGAAATTAACATTCCAAAATTATCCGACTTTATTCATTCTACGTATACCATGGCGTCAAGAGAATTGTACAGCAGTGTTTATTTATTTGATGTATCGGTTTCTTCTTTAGTACATCAACAAAATAAAAATAAAGTATTGGACATCATACGCAATTCTATTTTAAATACGATTCGCGATAGTGTTCCTGTTGAACATTTACTTAAGGCATATTTAGATGAAACCACCGATTTGATCAAAGAAAAGGAAGTCGTGGAAGCACCGAAAGAAAAAGAAAAGGAACTTCGGTTTTCGGACAAAGACAATGCCATTACTACCGATAATACTCATGTGGTGATTGATGCACCCAAAGATATTCCTACCTTGGAAAAAATAGCAGAAATACGAAATGCTGAACGAAAAGCGGAAGAAGAGGAAGAAAATGAAAAACTAAAAATATCTAGTGACATCATTAGTATTGTGGCGGATGAGGATTTATCAAAACCCGAAATTACAGAGATTACTGAAATTACTGAAATTAAACCTGAAATTAAAAAGGATGAAATTATTGATTTAGGGATTGAAATTCTTTCGTAGAAATTAAAAAATATTATTCATTTGTGTATGTATGAATTTAGGTCTAACGTCTGCCATCATTAGTATTTTATATGTAATACTAAAAATGGCATTGAATTATAAAGAGTCTCCTAGACCTAATGTAAAAGAGGGTGTGATGGTGTTTGTATGCAGTTTAGTATCTTTGTATGGAATTGAACAGTATGCAATTGCCAAACCTAAGATCACAGAAGTACTCACTACACCGCCAGATTTTTAATTTAAATTATACAAATATAGTATGAAAACAAAGCGTATAAACCGTATCAAAATAAAAACAAAAAAATTAAAAGGTGGTGCTTCAAATGAATATTTAAAAACTTTATTTCGTGATGCATATGAACAATATGTAGCATTTTGTAATGATCAAAAATTTAGACCATTAATTACGATGAAAAAACGTCCTGTTGATGAACATTATTACATAGGAACAAATCAAGATCCATGGTCTACTCATCCACACGTACATATTTACGAGAGTGGAGCAGGATTTCCAGAAGGAAAAAGAACTACATTACCTGCAACAGAATCCCCTGAAAATATAAAAAAAACTCTTAAATCGTGGGTTGAAAAAATTGATTATGTTCCAAGTAATATAAAGAAACATTTTCAAATTTTATTTATGATAACAGAATATTTAATGGTAGGTCCTGGTGCACCTTTATTAACACGTAAAAAATCGTCAGATGAAATTGTTAAAGAACGATTTGATGCTTTAATGACATTACCAGAAAACGAAGGTGTAAGAGGTTCAAAACAGATGGTCATAGAAAAAGTAAATCATTTATTAACAAATTTATTATCAAAAGAAGAATTAGATTTTTCATTAACTGCTACAAGTTTATATGATTCATTTGATTTTACACCATGTAATTGTTCCAAAACTTTATTTCCACACGATAAAGAGGTGGATGATCAACTACATAGAGAATTAGAAAACTGGAATAGATTGTATAAAACAATTGAATCTTTGAACAAATTATACGTAAAAAGTAATGCATTAAAAACGTTATTACTTGAAATACCACACGGTGATGCTAGTATGATTCAAGAATTGTCAAGTTTTTCACATGAACCTAATACTGCAATAGAAACAGATATGATTAATTTATTATTAAAAGATCCTCCTACATTATTGCGTTCAGGTCCTGGACAAGATTTAGAAGTTATATCCACGTATTTAAAAAAAATGCCACTTGGTTATTTAATCATGCGAACATCTACATATATGTTAGATCTTCAAAGTTTATTAAATAAATACTATACAATTACAAATGCATTTTTATTAAATGTTGATGAATCCAATTTAAATAGATTGTTAGAATGTGAATTACTTTTAGATCATGTTACTACACGGGAACATTGTAGTCTAAATGAATTAAAAAGATTAAAAGAGTTGACAGATAGTTTACGTGATTTTCCTAGGTTTGATATTCATCATGTTTTATATGCAAGTATTATAGGAAATGACGAAGAACAAGAAATACAAGAAGAAATTAGTTTTGATAAAATAATTCAGTTTTTAGATAAAAAAAAGTATAATGATTTTCAAAGTTTTATTTGCAAAAAAACTGATGCAATTCCTGATGTGTTCTTGTGTAGTATGATTCAAGGAAGAGTAAATTTAGTTATTTCAAAATGTAAAGATGAATTACTTTATCATCAATGGACACAATGTTCTCACATAACAAGAGATGATTCTTTTGTTTTTAACATTCCTGAAATACCATTGTTGTCAATGTCGCATGTTGTATATACTATTCCATCAGGAGCATCAAGATCTACATTTGATGAAATACCTAATTTTGATGATTCACAACGTTATAAATTTGAAATACCTGATACACCGTTGTATGTATCAGCAGAACATTTAGAAAAATATCAGTATGAAGGTTATAAATATTTCAAATTAACTAATCCTAGAATAGAAATAATAAAAGGTGTACAATTGATGGGAAATTTTAAATCACATGGAAATAATTTTTTAATCATTAAAGTACCACTATCATTTCATATAAAACATGAATCTATTGGGTTTAATACACTACGTGAAACAGAAGAAACACCAAATGCACCACGGACGGTATTACCAGAATATTTGGCAAGCAAAGCGCGTGCGGTTGAACTTAAAGAATCAAACGCCAAATACGAAGAAACTCGTCAACAACAAACTAGAAAAAAATTAGAAGATGATGCTAGAGTTGCCGAAGAAACTAGAAAAAAATTAGAAGATGATGCTAGAGTTGCTGAAGAAACTAGACAAAAATTAGAACAAGAAGCTAGAAAAAAATTAGAAGATGATGCTAGAGTTGCCGAAGAAACTAGAAAAAAATTAGAACAAGAAGCTAGAAAAAAATTAGAACATGATACTAGAGTTGCCGAAGAAACTAGACAAAAATTAGAACAAAAAGCTAGAAAAAAATTAGAATATGATGCTAAGGTTGCCGAAAAAGCGCAACAAAAAATAGAACATGATGCTAGAGTTGCTGAAGAAACTAGACAAAAAATAGAACATGATGCTAGAGTTGCTGAAGAAACTAGACAAAAATTAGAACAAGAAGCTAGACAAAAATATACTGAAAATCATCCATGCACTAAATATTCAGTTGCATTAGGAAATAACCTTGAAAAAACAAGTTTTGGAAAACAAGATGATACAATTATTATTTATCTAACATCATTTTTAAACATTTCTGAAAAAATAACATATTTTGATTTTTATAGCGGTTTGGGACTATCACCAGAACAAATATATAGTTCATTTGATAATGCACAAATAAATGGAATAACAAAATTAAGAATAAACGATTTGGAAATTAATGTTTTCAAAATGTTTGAAAAAACATATATTAAAGCAAATAAAAATACAACAGAATATACATATTTTAAATATATAATTGATGAGTTTCATCCATTTGTATATATTGATAAAATACAACAATTAAGGAAACTCCATTTTCCTTTTTATGATCCTCCTCAAAAACCACCATTGCAAGTGCCAACAAACTTAATTGCATTTTTTGATAATGAAAAAAATATTATTATTTTACCACCTTATTTTACATACGTACAACATTTAAGATTAGACCCTAAATATACGGAGTTTAAAAGTCCGTATGAATTTTATGAAAAATTTTTAAAATTAAAAAAAATGGATATATTAAAAAGTCAATCATATTCACAAAAGATTTGTGGCATCACATACAATAACAAAATATGTTTTGTACCATTATTTGATGACACTGCTGTTCAGTTAAATATATATACAGGTGCTCATTCATATTCAAAAACAGATGAAATAAATTACACATCGTATATGATTAATGATTTTACTCATTTGTTAGAACCATCAACTATTAATGATTATAAGTGTTATGTATGTAAAAATACAGAATATATTTTTGTTCCAAATAAAGAAGAACATAGTTTAATTGATATTAGTAACTGTTATGAAGAAAGTCATTATAATATTTATGTAAATATGGGAATAGATCCTCAAGAAATATTTTTGTTGCAAAAAAAAGCAAATTCAGAAAAATCATTCAAGTATAAAAATATTTGGTTTTTTAAATTATTCCAAAATGTATGTGCTAAAATGAATCAATTGAATGGTACAATATCTTATTTTTTACTTGACAATACGCCACTTACATATGATGATGATACAAATCTGGTGTATACAAAAGAACTTTATCGCAAATTAAGTATAGAAAAATTAACAATAATAACCGAACTTAGAAAAAATTATAGAGTAACTTTTTCAAATGAAGATAATTATGCTAGATTTCAACCAGTTAGGTTAATTCACGATGAAAAAACAGTTGATATCATTGAATTTTATAAAAAGTTTAAGGTTTCACAACAAAACATACTATCAAATCTGTTTATTGCATCAACAACAAAATCTATTGTAAAATGTAAAAATGAAGACGGTTTTTATGTTTATTTTTTTCCGTTTTTTGATAATACGCTTGAATGTAATATAACGAATGGTACGATTACAAGATATTTAACGGATGATGGTAACAGTTTAAAATTGGATCCTGAAACAAAAACATTAGTTGACCAACAGGAAGATTTACCAGATGATTTACCATATAGTTTAGATGATTTAAGTGGACCAGGCGTTTCAAGTGGTCTAGAAGTTGGTCCAGATGATTCAAGTAGACCAGATAGTTCAAGTGTGTCAGAAGTTGGACCAGGCGTTTCAAGTGGTCTAGAAGTTGGTCCAGATGATTCAAGTAGACCAGATAGTTCAAGTGTGTCAGAAGTTGGACCAGGCGTTTCAAGTGG